TCGATCAACCCGTCGTCGGCAGCCTTGTACATGGAGGCCAGTTGNCCTTGGTTGGCTGCCATGTTGATCTCAGTTCGGGCAATCGCCCGGGCACGAACCCGTCGGAGTTTGTCGGCGTAAGCCTTGGTCTTCTTCGCGATGATTTCCTTGGCCGGGTCGCCTGTGACGCCCTGCCGGTTCAGGCCGTTCCAGACTGATACCATCCGATTCTTCACAGCCGTCTCATATCGGACAGTCAACCCGTTCGCCATGCCCGCTCGAAACTCTGCCAACGTCCTGCCTGTCGCCGACGTCGCTTCCGTACCGGCCAGTATCCCCGCCAGCGTCTGAGCGGTCTGCTGAGTCGTCCGACCCACTACCGCCCTACCAGTGGAGAACACCTGAGCCTCGGTGTAGGAGGAGGCAATCGCCTGCCGCACAGCCGCCTGCTGTGTCGCAGACATACTCGTCACCAACTTGGCTGACTCATTCTGCGCCCACATAGTCGAAGCGGCGTTCACCTGATTGAACGATTCGACGGGCACACCCCACGTTCCCGTCTTGACGTTGATGATCGGATCGGCCATGACGTCGACCGTTACCTTCGCCACGGCAGCCTTCTCGACTCTGTGCTCGATGCGGACTGGCGACCCCAGCCTCGCTAGGTGCTGGTTGATGGCCTCGACAGCCTGAGCGCCACCAGCGATNGCGCTGTCGTTGTATTGCTCTTGCAGCACCCGCGCGATGTCGCCCTGATAGAGGCTGAGAGTGCCGANGACTCCTGCGAGGTAGTCCTCGGCTGTAGCCCGGCCAGCGGCCCACTCCACAGCCAGAGACACGGGCAGAGCGTCGAAGGCTGAACGGAGTATGTCGTCCAGTTGCCGCTCGCGGCCCCTGAGCCTGTCGTCGCCCACAGGCCGGAACTTGGGTTGCTGATTCCGGTAGCGCCTCTTGTCGAACCCGCTGAGCCGGATGCGCCCTTGTGGACGAGTCGGCGTCGAGCCGACCGCCACCGAACCGGGCACTACACCGTCTCCGCTTCCTCCTGTGGCAACCCGGCGATGTGTCGCAAGTGCTCGCTCAGCGACTCGTCGGGCAGCAGCACACCCACGCCTGCCAGTTTGGCGACGTACTCGGCGATCGCCTCGATGTCGACCTGTCGTGGTGGGGCGAAGGAAAGCCGAGGCAACCGGGTCATGTCGGCACCATTCAGTCGCATCAGCCGGGGGATGCCGTGAGTGTTGAACACGTCGACTATCGACTGGAGCCACGTCGTCAGAGAGTCGGCGAACAGTTGAATCTTCGACACTGAGAGCGACTGTGTGCCTACCTTGTCGTGCCCGAGGAGGATGAAGTCAGCGAGCAGCGTCATCGCTATCCGCTGGTCGTATCGGGCGATGATCCCGTTGGTGTCGAACTGGCGACGCCCACCAGTGGAGAGCAACTTCAAGTCGTAGGCGAGGTTGCCTGTGTCCGGGTCGTAGGCAAGCGGAAAGACCAGCCCTTCCTGCTCGTCCCGTTTGATGTTGCGAACGATCTTCTTGATTTCCGACAGGGCTGCTGACTCCTGTGTCGTGGCGTTGTCGGAAAGGAGGTGGGGTGGCACCAGCGCCACCGGTAGCCCGGCGAGGTCACGCTCGATGCCGATTGCCTCGATCTCCTGAATCCGCTTCTGGTAGTACCACGGGACGAAGGCGTTGCGAAGGATCGACCTGCCTTGCGGGTTGTTCCGCTTCGCTGTCGTGCGAAACAGGAGGCACTTCTCAATCGGCAGGAACACTTCGCCCACAGCAGCCATTGTGTCCATCTGGTAGGCGCCTTCGATGCCGCCCTTGTCGTCCAACTTCCATCGTGTGATGGTTGTCTGGTCACGNATCGGCAACTTGCGCCAGCCGATCTTCCCGTCGCTGAANTNCGACCGCTCAGACGAGTCTGTCTTGTCTGGCCCCAGCCGNCGCTTGTAGACGATCTCGTGGTAGGAGAAGCCGTACACCAGCATCGACATGATCGCTGANAGAGTGTCAGNCCACGACGTTGTCATGTCAGTCATACACCCGGCCACGAACTCGGCGTCGTCGACCGACTGCTGCTCATCCACATCGGCTGGGTCCACTGTGAAGTCGACGCCCCGGATGAGCATGTCTATGGCGTGGACGATGGCTCCCACTACTGGGTGGTTGTCAGCCATCTCCCGGTAGTTGGCGAACCCCTTCTTGCCTTGCAGTTGCCTCAGGAAGTCCTGCTGAATCTCGCCACCCCATTGGACGAGGCCTGTGGAGCCGACCTCGCCGTAGTCGGTGGACTGGGGTGCCGCCCTCGTAAGGGCGTCGAGGTACACGTCGCTTCCGTTATCGGCCACGGCAGAAGGTTAGCACCGTCGAGCACGGCATGGGATGTAAGATGTGCTGGTGAGTCCAACGGGGTCAGCCAACTGGTTGCGGACGCGAGAGTCGACCATCCCGGTGACAGTCGCCCTGTCTGATCGTGGGAAACGAAACGGTCCGCAGACGAAAGACTCTGTGGAGAAGATCGTCACCACCTACTTCAGCGCCGTGTGCACTGAGCCGTTCACCTACCGGGGCCTCACCTACAATCCGAAGCCGNTGCGAGTGTCGCCAGCCATCTTCCACGGCTACACCTGCCCTGCCGGATGTGGGGGCTGTTGCAAACGGTACAGTAACGACTACCTGCCATTCGAGTACCGGCCTGATGACGCTGGATTGGCCTTGCGGCAGTTCGAGTTCGATGGCCGACAGGTGCCGATCTACTCAGACCTGCAGGCTGACCACGAGGGCTACTACTGCCGATATCTGAGCACGGATGACGGACGGTGCGGCCTTCATCCCGATCAGCCTTTCTCCTGTGACTTCGAGTTGCTCCGCTTCACTCACTTCAGCGACGANGCCAGCCCCACACTGTTGGCGACACGGCTGTTCGGGCGCGGTTGGANTATGAAACGAATCGACGGTGAGCGGGGAGCGAAGTGCGAGATTCTACCCGTCACTCCTGAGCACTACAGCGACGCCGTTCGCAAGTTGAGAAGGCTGGCTGAGTGGTGCGATTACTTCGGCGTCACACACCGGGTCGGTCAGNTCATCGACTGGGCACACTCCGGNATCGANCAGCCGCTGATCCTCCGCTGATCTGCTCGACCGTGCAGCANCCAGCAGAAACCAGCAAGGTTCGCGTTGGTAGACTACTGACGGGTGCTCTTTGCCTTGTGAGACAAGGCAACACCAGCCCGTAAGGTGCCACTTGGATGGCGCTATGAGAAGCCATCGGGCCTTGTGATCTCGCGGCTCCGCTCGTGTACCTAAAGAAACCAGCAGGGTTCAGCGTGGATAGGCCTCTGAAGGTGCCGACAGCCTTGTAGCAGAGCGGTTTCTTGCAATAGCGCTGTGCCACTGATGGCCCTCTGGTGGCCCTCACTCAGCAGAAACCAGCAGGGTTCGGCTCGGATAAGCCACCGAGCACGCTCAAAGCCTTGTGACGCCTAGCCAGACCCGCCAGCGCTGTGCCACTCATCTCGTGTCCCGAGGCCTATCCAGCGAAAACCAGCAGGGTTCGCGTGGGTAGAACGCTGACACACGTCATCTGCCTTGTGATAACTAGCCAGACCCGCCCGTAAGTTGCCTCTTGGATAGACCTCTGCGGCACTCCTGCCCCTTGTGAACTCGCGGGAGTGACTCTCACTAGTGGCCCATCATTGCGCCGTCTCTTGGATAGATCTCTTGAGCCGCGAGAACTCGCGGGACCGCTCAGCCGTTGATCTCTTGGATGCGGCTCTTGCCTTGTGATAGTGCGGTTTCTTGTTCCCAATGATGTCAGCGTGGATGGCGGGTCGCGAGAACTCGCGGGACTGCTCGGTCCAAGAACTCAGCGTCTGAGCGGTGCCTTGTGCCTTCGCGGCCCGACTTCTATCCAAGAGATCAATGGGAGGGCTAAGCCTTGTGATAGTGCGGGACAGACATCCATCTAAGAGTCAACCCAGCCGTCCCTGAGCAGCAGGCCGCGAGAACTCGCGGTTTTGCCCCTTGGGCACTTCATGGGTGGCTGGGTACCCCTTGTGATCTCGCGGTTTTGCCTTCGTAGTGGCCTCTTGGATAGACCTCTGGCCTTGTGCCTTCGCGGGACTAGCGCGGCCCAAGAGATCAGTTGATTTCACGGTCAGGCTGAGCCTTGTGATCTCGCGGCCCTGAGCGGCCCAAGAGATCAACGCCTTCAGCAGCCTTGTGAACTCGCGGCCCGAGTCCCATCCAAGAACTCAACGGCGAGCGTAGGCCTTGTGAACTCGCGGCCTTGAACGCCATCCAAGAAATCAACGGTTGGTGGGACCGCGAGAACTCGCGGTACAGCCATTTGGATGACTCTTGGATGACTCTTGGATAGGGCACTATCCCGCGAGTTCTCAACGATTCTGACGCCTTGGATGGTTCTTGGATAGATGTCGGGCCTTGTGGCCTCGCGGCCAACATCTGAGACGCTGTCTCTACGCTTCTCTCGCTATCAACGGCTCGCCACATCCACTTATGCACGAACGCTGGTTCCACAGCGACACCCGCACAGATCGTCCGTCTGAGAGCCTTCTCGTCTATCCCCCCGCTGCGGATACGCTCAGGCTGCGAACAGCCGCTCTTGGTCAAGGCATCGCAGGGTTCTCTCTCGCCACCGCAAGGCCCACCGGGGACACTTGTGGCAGTCGTAGCCGCGGTGTGTGCACTCAGCCAGCCTGATCTTGCCCCACCGAGCAGTGGCAGACCATGCCAGTGAATCGGCACTCGTCAGCCAGTCGTGGTACTTGGCGAGAGCCGACCCCTTCACCCCGAAGGCGTGGAGTCGGAGAGGCTGTAGTGCGCCGAGCACGGCCCCTATGTCCGAGTCGGCGTGACGGCGGCAGATCGACCCAACTCCGATCCGCTCCTCGTCAGCGAGGGCCACCCCCGCTGCTTCGTAGGCCTCGACGTGCCGAGGGTAGTCGTCCCGGTCCCAGCCTTGCAGCACGGGAATGACGAGCGTCCCGAGCGCCTGCCTGAGTTCGAGGAAGTTGGCCGTTGTCCTGCTCTGATGCTCAGCCACGGTCAGCCCTGTCGCCTGTAGAGCGGTCGCCTCGCACATCCAGTCCTGTGGCGCACACCAGTCCATGTTGCCGATCTCGTCGGTGTAGCGCCGCACTTCAGCGACGTACTCTGCTGCCGTCAACTCCCAGCCGCCCTTGTGCACTTCCGTGAAGCCGCCTGAGTCGAGTGCCCACCTGACTTTGGCTTGGGGCAGCGCCTTCACCGAGCACAGGCTCCGACGGGAGATGAACATGGGAACGTCGAGGTTGGCGAGCCATTGAGGGCGCTTGGTGGCAACGCCGAGGTAGAAGGTCTCGAAGGCCATGTTGACGGGTTTGTTTAGAGCCTAGCGTTCAGAGTTAGGTGCTGGCTCTGGGTGGGTGGGGTTAGGTGGGTGTCCAAGGGTTTTCCTGTTCCATTGAGAAGGGTACGACGGCGGCTGGTCGTCGCATGCCGTCGATCATTAGTTCGGTGAGTGCCCATACGAGGGCGTCGAGGCGGTCGGGGGATGGTGATTCGTCTGGGACCCATGAGCAGAGTTGGTCTTCGAGGAGTGGGAAGGCGCCGACGTGGTGTACGCGGCCTTGTTCGTAGAGTGCGGCGATGGGTTCGGCTCGGGTGCGTTTTCCTCTGGCGGCGTGTACCAGTCTGATGGGGACGTTCGGGTCGACTGTTCGGAGGGTGTGGCTGACCATTTCGCCTCCTTGGTTTGATTCGGCGACGATGCGGTCGGCTTCTGTTGTGTAGTAGGCGGTGATGGCTTCTAAGGCCCATTCGTGTGGTGTGCCTCTTGTGCTGCGGTCTGAGAGGATGTAGGCGTGGCCTGTTTCGTCTACGCCTGCGACGACGATGCCTGTTTCGGCGCTCCATTCCTTCGATGTGGTTGCCGGGTCGACGCCCACTACGATTCTGGTGAGGTCGGGGCATCGGGTGACGCGGCTATCTTCGATGAATGTGCGGTCCCAGAGTGCGCCGTCTACGTCGGCGAGTATCTCGGCGTGGAGTTCCTGTCGCCCTAGGCGAGTGCCTTCGTATTGTCGGAGGACTTCGTCTAGGAAGGTGGGGGCGAGGTTGGCTCGGTTTTCGTAGGTGCTGCCTGTTACGACGTGGACGTCGTTTCGGTCGACGAGGTGGCGTATGACTTTGACGGGTCGTGGNGTGGTGGTGACGAGTGCTCGTGGCTTGTCGCCTATTCGCAGGCCGAGGATGAGCATGTCCCATGCTGCTGGGTATCGCCATGCTGCCAGTTCGTCGCACCATGCGAGGTCGTGGTTGGGGCCTCGGAGGCGGTCGGGTTCGTCGGCTGAGTATGTTGTCGCTATCGCTCCTGTGTGGAACGTGACGCGGCGCTTGGATGGTTCGTACCTTGGTCGCCTGTCGGGTGGGAACACTGCCAGCAGGCCTGAGTCGCCTTCTACCATCGTGTCTCTGACGTCTGCTGCTGTTGGTCCGACGAGGGCGACGTGGCGTGCTCGGCCTGCTTCTACCTGTTCGCGGACGAACTCTGAGCCGGTGCGGGTCTTGCCGAAGCCGCGCCCGGCGAGAATCATCCACACGAACCAGTCGCCGTCCGGTGTTGCCTGTTTCGGGCGTTGCCATACGGTCCAGTTGTAGAGCATCGCCTTCCGCTGCTCGATAGTTAGCGCCTCGACGAGCGCAGTAGGATCGTCTCGTAAGGCCAGTTCCTCAGCGTGTGAGAGTTCCCTGACAGTCATACGGTCGAAACCCGGGTCGATACTCGCTGTCTGCGGCGCTCCGAGGGTGTGCCACATCCACTGGTAGCGGAGTCCGACCTGCGGTTATTCACCGCCGCTGATCTCGCCGTTGAGAACCTGTCCGTTGCCTTGCCCGTTCTCGCCCTGTCCGTTGCCCTGCTCGACAGCCCGTAGGTCGCCTTGCCTCTCTCGGAGGGCTTCAAGCCGTGCAACGAGCGTCGTGCTGACATCCGAATCGACCATGAGTGGCCCGCCTCCCGGTCCGGCCAACTCGTGCTGCTTCGGGGCGTCGAGGCCCCACAGTTCAGCCCGTCGCTTCTCAATCCTGAGTGCCGTGTCGACAAGGTTCAGATCGCCTTGCACGATGTCGCCAAAGACTCGTCGCCAGAGGTCGTCGAGTCGCTCCGATTGGATGACGCGCTGCTGCTCTACACCTTCGATAGCCCAGCGTTCGAGAGCAGCGTCGTAGGCGTGCTTCGCTCCGGAGCGTCCAGCGTAGCCTGCCCGCTCGGCGATCTGGTCGAAAGTCAAGCCCGCTGTCCGGAGTTGGATGACTTGGCGGTGGCGGGCTGCCGTGGCCGGGTCCACAGATCTCATGCCCCGTATCGTAGCGTTCAGTGTTGCGTGTTGCCAGCCCTGTGCCGTTGCAGCGTGCCGCAAGCCGAGCAGCGATCCCAGTCCCACTTACCTGAGGCGTCGAATGGCTGCCACTTGTGGGTTCCGAACTGTGGGCCGGGTTTGCCTTTTCTGTAGACGACACACTTCGACTCTGTGGGTTCGATCGGGACGGGTTCGACTGGATCGGTGACGACTAGGCCGGGTGTCCAACCGCTACCCGTGTTGATTCTGACGACGTGGATACACGGGTCTTCGCCTTCCTCGAACTGTTCGGCTTCGTCCTCTGTAAACAGGCTGCCGTGCTGTGCACAGGTGACAATTGAACAGAAGCCTTCCCTGATTCCGATATCGAGCCAGTCGGCGAAGGCGTCCGGGTCGATGCTCGTGTGAATGTCAGCCATCGGATAGCGCCCCCACGATCTCGTGTTCGTTGTCTCCGGCACTGTCGACTACCTGCATCACCCACTCTTGAAACAACCCGGGGTCGCTGTCGGGCAAGTCGGCTTCGGGAACGTCGTGAATGTAGATGAGGGCGGCTCGTATCTCAGCCATCACCACTGGGTCCGCCTCCATAGTCACGATCGCCACCAGAGTGGCTGGTTCGGCGGTCACGGTTTGAGAGGGGGGTTGAGTGGGTCGTGGGTTGCGCCTGCCTGCCGTAGC